ATCAGTTAGAGAACGATTTAATTGGATTTCAAGAGCTAAACGTAAGTAGGAGGTGATTAGCAGATGAGTGTTCTTGGTGGCATGAATCTTGGCGGTAGCGGCCAAGCTAAAAAAATTCAGTTAGTTACCGACCTACGTGAAGAATACAATAAATTAAATCAAGTTCTTCAAAAAACAAAAGAACTATCTGCTGACATTGCAGCTAATTTAAAGGCAGGAAAAGGAACTGGAGCTTTCGCCGTAGCAGGTGGAGGTGGACCTGGAGTTCCTCAAATGCCTGGCGCTGGTTCTTTAGGAGGGTTTGTACAACCTCCTAATAGAAACCAACAAGCAGCTAATGAATCATCTAGTGGTATGAGTTTTGGTGGAGCAGTAGCTAGAGCTCTTCCGTACGCTGTAGCAGGTATTGGCCTTGCTGCAACAATGTTGCCTACAAATCAACAAGCAATTGAACGTAACTTTACTGAAGCACGCTTAAACTTCATGACTAACGGTGGGGCTCGCCGCATGATTAGCGGAACAATGCAAACTGGAACAGGAATTGAACCAGAAGACGCAGCACGTGCAGCAATGATGGGATTAAGCGCTGGAATGCTTCCAGGATTTGGAAGAAATGATTCCATGTCTGCAGCAGCTACATTTTCAAATCTTGCGCCTGGCGTAGGTATTCAAGGCGGTATGTCAGCCGCTATTGCTTTAAACCAAGCATCTAGCGTAAACAAACTTCGTATGATTGGTATAAATGTACGAGGTGCTGATGGCTTTATGAGAAAGCCTGAAGATATTGCTAATGACGTATGGAAACAATTAACCAATGCAGCTGGTGGAAAGAAAATAACAAAAGACGCTATTGCTCTATCTTTGCAACCAGGTAATGCTCTTTATTCTTATTTAAATCAATACTTTGGTGAATCACCAGAGCTACGAATGGGCATTATTAATGCAATTATGCAAAAAGCATCTGGTGCAGAATTAGATTTGCAATCACTAAAAGACAGCGGATTAATCCCAGACATTGCTCAAAGCGAAGCAAAAAGAAACGCAGCCGCGTCTGACGTTATTGCTTCTACATCTGATTATCAAATTCAAGGAATTATGGAAGCTAATACGCTTCTTACAACTGCTGCTAAAAACTTTAATAAACATGTAGATGACTTTGGTTGGACTATCAAACAGTTCTCTAAAATAGAAACTTTAGCTGGTGGTGGTAATAACGGACTCGGCGGTTTAATGGGTGGTATAGGAGCTTTAGTCCTTAGCGGAGTAACCTCTTTCCTAGGCGCTCTATTTGGCGGAGGCGGTGGAAAAGGCGGTGTGTTTAAAAAGTTTGGGTTGGCTGCTCTTCTTGCAACAGGCGTAACCTACGGAGCAAACAAGCTGTTTAATACAGACATGACTGATGAAGAACCTGGTGGTGGAACTGGTGGTGGCGACGGCAACGAGGCTATGTACACAGCAGTTAAGCCTTTGAGCGGAAGTCCTAGAGTAACTAGTCCTTATGGTGAAGTAAGACATTTAGTATTTAATGGAAAGAAAAGCCCATCTTATGGAAGACCTCATGGAGGAGTAGATTACGGAGTTGCTACAGGAACTCCAGTAATGGCTGTTAAAGATGGAATAGTTCAACCTACTGGTTATGATTCTGACGGATTTGGTAACTATGTGAAAGTACTACACGACGATGGGTACACAAGTTACTACGGCCACTTATCTAGTAAAAACGTACCTGAAGGCTCTTCTATAAGAGCTGGACAAGTTGTTGGTTTAAGTGGAAATTCAGGTAACAGTACCGGCCCTCATCTACATTTTGAAGTTCGACGAGGCGAAACTAAAGTAGACCCAATTGGCTATTTAAGTGGAGCAGCTTCTTTAGACTCTAGTTCTGCTTCAAGTGTTTACGCAGCAAATTCTATAGCAGACGTTGGAGTATCAGGAACATCGCTATTTGACATGAAATCAGGAACTCCGTTGTTTGCAAAACCACAAGGTGGAGGAGACACTGGTGGAGGTAGCACCCACACTAACTATGGTGGAGTAGTTGTAAACATTAACGTGCCTAAAGGAACTGCAATTGACGAAAAGAAACTTGCAAGAGAAGTTAAAAACATACTCATTAACGAAGACTCTATTAGAATGGCGGTGAGTAGATAATGCCATTTCCTGTGATACCTGTTGTATTAGGAGCCGTTCGAGTAGGGATTGGAGTAGTTGCTAAACAAAGAGCAAAAAACCAATTAAAAAAAGCTTTAGTGACAACTGCTAAAGGTGCTGCTAAATCAGCTAAAGCTGCAAAGCCTGGAACCAGCAAAATTACAAAAACTGCAAGTGGGTATGCTGTAGGAAACGCTGCCTCAAAAGTACTTACTAAAAAAGCACTTGGAAGAGCAGCTACAGTAGCTACTGTAGGTACTGTCGTTATTCCACCGCTAATTGATAAAATTTCTAAAAAAGATACTAAGTCAACCTCAAATAATGGTAAAGATAAAACTAAAACGACCACAAAAGACAAAACTAAAGCTGAAACTGCTAAGGATGGAGACACTACTCCGTCTCCTCAGCCAGAAGCTGACCCAAGTGAATACAAATGGAACTTGCCTCCTCACAAATGGAGTATGCCTTTAACCCCTACTCTTGTTAATAATGTTGGTGGCGGGTATAACGACTTTGGAAAACCAAATCGCTCTAGCGAAGCTTATCGTCGTGGGCGCCTATGGTGGAACTCAAGCGCAAACTTAGATATTACAGTTGGCTCTTCAGATTCAAGTAGCGATAAATATGAAATTGCAAAACCAGCTTCTGATAATGAAAGAAAATATGGCTTCCAATTCTTATGGAATCCAGAATCATTTTCAACAGCTGTTCAAGTACAAATGGAAACAACTCCGGACGTAAAGGATATGTTCTTATCTCTAGTAGCCGCTTTCCCAGCTACTGAAACAATTACGTTTAATATTGTTTTAGATAGAACTAACGACTTTGCTTGTGCAAACGCTAAATTTGAACGACCAGGATTAAACACTTCAAATATCTACGGAGTTCCTGCTGCTCAAGTATCGGAGTACAGACCAGACCAGTCTTACGATAATAAAGTAACAGAACGAGGTCTTTTAAGAAACTCCGTAAGAGAATTTGCCGAATACTACAGCGGCAATACTTCGTTTCAAACTAGTGCTGAACAGTTAGAAGATAAGTTACTTGATTTGTTTGAAAGAGGGACAATTGCAGACGTAGAATACCTATACAGAGCAATTAACGGTCCTGGAACTGGTGATGCTGTGTGGACTAATAGACGAGGAATTCAAACAGCCGACATTGGTTTTTTAATGCCTACACTATTAAACATTGACATTGGACCTCTTGCCTACAAAGGGTACGTAACTAGTCTAGGAGTACAACATATGAGATTTACTCCTGACATGATTCCTATTTCTACAAATGTATCAATATCATTAAACGTCCTTGCAACTGCAGGGCTTACAAGCAAGAAGGTGTAATAATGCCAATTAGACTAGGTTCACGTTATGAACTTTCTGTTGTTGACTTTATTTCGTTTGAACCAGACGAAGACGCCTACCCAGTTGTTTTTTATGAATTTGATGAATTAGGTACATTAACTTATCAAGAGTATCCGTATAAACAAGGGGAACGATTAGACAATATTTCTATGAAATTTTACGGAAAGCCAAATTTTTGGTGGGTAATCATGGAAGCTAATCCTGAAATTGAAGATATACAAAATATTCCAGCGGGTACTTTTTTAAGGATTCCTCGTGTTTAATAGTGTAAAAGTTACTTTTCCTACAAGCGCTGCTCAACCAGAGCGTGTGCATACTGCATACATTAAACAAGGGTTGTTTAATCATGAATTTGCAACTATTCAATTTCGTGATTGGGGAGTAGACGTATCTAGAGTTAAGCCTGGAACTCCAATAACTCTAAGTATTGGAAAACGAGAGTTTGTTGGGTATGTGCATGACATCAAAGCTGATATGACTGGCGCATCTAACTTTATTGAAGTCTCAGCAATTGGGGCTTCTTATGTAATGCGTCAAGCTAGTCAAGATGTTTTTAGAAACGTGACTGCTAGCGAAATTGCTCAAAAAATTGCTATAGAAAATGGATTCTCTTACAAAATTGAACCTCATCCAAGAGTATATCCTCAAATATCTCAAGCAGGACTAACCGACTGGGAATTTCTAAGAAAACTAGCAAAGCAATGTGGATATAGTTTAAATGTAGAAGGAACTACTTTGTATTTTCAACCTCATTTAAAAGAATTTACAGAAAACATAGCTGAAGCTTTGTATTTTACTAGGGGCGAGTACGGAATTAAAAGTGCTCAGAACATATATGAATTTAACCCTGTAATTGGAGAGACCTTGTCTCACGGGTTATCAGATAAATCTGCTACTGCGGTTACTGGTATAAATCCAAGAACAGGGGAGCTAATTCAAGTAACAAAACAAAGACGCTCAACCCCTACTAGAAAAAAGTCTCAAACAGAGTTATTTGATAAGTATGCTACTACTGTAGTGGTAAACGATTTTGAAGTCGCTACTTATGAAGCCGAAGCTGCTGATGAGAATTCAAAGTTTCCGTATAGAGCTACAGCTGTAGTTTTTGGAGACTCTAGACTATCTCCAAGTAAACCTGTTTACCTAGATACAGTCGGTTCCTATAGCGGTTATTGGACAGTTTTAGAAACAGAGCATCGGGTAGAAGAGACAGAATTAAACTACTATATGTATACAACCTACCTTGTGCTGGGAACTGACTCTTTAGGAAGCGTTAACATAGCGGGAGTGCCTGCGTCTCCAACTTCTTTTCAAAACAGGATAATTAAGCCAAATGTTAGACAAACACGAGAAACCGCAAAAAATCAATTAATAAGCGCTTCCCCCCAAATAAAACCAACTTCTGACATTAGACTAGTAACTTCAAAAAATAGGACTGCTCCTAACAAAAAATCTTTTGAAGTTTCTAACAATACGTGGTCTTCTAATAAAGGCAACTTAATTGCTAAAAAAGCAGAGCCTAGAAGGTCTCCAACGGTAATTTCAAAGATAGCGAGAACTAGATGAGCGACTTACATTACGGAATTTACAGAGGTATTTGTAAAGAAAATGAAGACCCAGAAAACTACAAGCGCATTAAACTACTAGTGCCACAAGTTTTGGGAAGTGCCTTAAGCGAATGGGCATGGCCGTGCTTACCTGTAACTTCTAACTCAAACCACCCTGACCATCAAGAACACACAGCGGCGCAGATTGCAGCACTTCTAACTACAACACCTGTGTCAGTTACAGACTCACGAGGGGATACAGAGACAGTCCCAGCTTTGACAGTTGTGGCTAAGGCAGGCGCAGGTACTTTAAAGCACCCTAAAAAAACAGATGCCGATACTGACGAACTTTGGAACGACGAACAAGAGACAAACACCACCGCAGAGCATTCCCCGCATAGACTAGTTCCAAGAATTGACCAAGGGGTGTGGGTTATGTTTGAAGGCGGAGACGCTAATTTTCCAGTTTGGATAGGAGTGTATTAATGGCAAGTTCAGCAGTATCACTACCATTTTCTTTTAACTCTTTTGGAGAACTTTCGTACTCCAATGACCCAAAGAAAATTTGGCAAGACAGAGTACTTTTAGTGCTTATGACTAGATTTGGAGAAAGAGTCATGAGGCCTAACTATGGCAGTTTGGTAAACCAAACAGTATTTGAAAACGAAACTCTAGCTATAGAGAAGGCAAACACTACAATTAGGGAAGCATTTAGCAAATGGCTGGGAGCATTAGAGCTAACCGCTATCAAACCGGTTTTTGACGCCATTCAAGGTTCCTTAGAAGTCAGCGTTTTTTACAAACTTCCTACGGGGGAGGAGGATACAGTCAAGCTAAAAACCGCTATCCTTAGTTCTTCAGGTGATTTAATTCAGGAGATAAACAATGGCTGATAACGCTTCTTCTTCATATATCCCACAGGTGGATTACACCTCTAGGGATTATGAGACCATTCGTGAAGACCTTCTAAACTTAATCCCTAATTATGCCCCTAATTGGACCAACAGAGACCCGTCAGATTTTGGAATTACTCTGGTTGAACTATTTTCCTATATGGGCGACCTATTAAACTTTTACATTGATAGAGCTGCTAACGAAGGTTTCTTAGCTACTGCTAGTCAAAGAGACAGCATTCTTAGAATTGCCTCTATGCTTAATTACACCCCAACCGAAAGTACTCCAGCTACAGTAGAACTAACGTTTTCTAATTCTAGTGCTACAAATAAGACAATACCAGCAGGTACTCAAATTGCTACATCTGTGACAGTAAACGGAGTAACTACTCAAGTTGTGTTTGAAACAGATGACGCGGTAGTTGTACCAGCTAAGGTTGGAGCAGTAAACGGGGTTGCTACAGTAGACGCTACTCAAGGAAAGACGTTTGCTGAGTTATTGGGAACATCAAACGGAACCCCTAATCAAGTATTTAAATTGTCTCAAGAATCTGCCATCACAGATAGTATTGAAATTTCTGTAAACGGGGTTTCATACACTTACAGCGCATTTTTAATTGACAACAACCTATTTGACCCAGTGTTTACTACGTTTTCTGATTCCGAAGGCTACACGTACATTCAATTTGGTGATGGTATTGGAGGACGTATACCTCCTTCAGCCGGAACTATTAACGCAACATACCGAGTTGGACTTGGCTCTGCTGGAAACGTGCCTATTAATAAATTAACTTTCTTTTTAACAAACCCTCAATCTGGGGTAACTGTTAATAACCAGGAAGCAGCATCTGGTGGTTCAGACCCAGAAACTACGGATTCAATTAGAACTAACGCTCCTTTAGCGTTAAAAGGGTTAAATAGAGCCATCTCCCTACAAGATTACGCTTCTCTTGCTCTTCAAATTCCTGGAGTTGCTAAATCAATTGCAGAAGCTAATGTGTATTCAAGCATTTTGTTATTTGTAAAGCCATTTGGAGACAGGGGTTCTATCACCGTTGGCGGTACAACTTCTACTACCCCCGTATTTGATAATTTAATTTCAGAACTTTCTGCATATTTTGCAGAAAAAGCCGCCCCTGGAACTGAAATAACATATTTTCCTCCAGCTTACGTACCTGTTGATTTAGAAGTTACCATTAACTTGTTACCTCAATACAAACAGAGTATTGTACAAAATCAAGCACTTTCAGCAATAAGAGAGTTGTTTAATATAGACAACGTATTTTTTGCAGACACAATTCCGCTTCAATATGTAATGAGCGCATTAAACTCTGTAACAGGAATTGACTACTCTACTGTAGAGATTCTTCGCAGAACAGACGCAAAACAACAGTTTAACGTATCTAATTTTGCATTAGCATCAAATGTAGCCACCATCACAACCTCTGCTGCACACAACTTCACAATTGGTCAAAAAGTAAGAATTGCTGATGTAGTAAACACCAACTTTAACGGGGTGTTTACAGTATTAACTGTTCCTTCTTCTACCACATTCACCTACGCTAAAACATACTCAGGAACTATCTCTAGCACAGCAGCTTCTGTTGGTACTGCCCTAGCGTTAGTCGTAGAAACTGTTGAATGCGCAGTAAATGAACTTCCAGAAGAAGGAACTTTCACAGTAAACGTATCTGGTGGAATTAGCTAAGGAGAAAAATGGCAGCCGTATACCCAGGGTCGATTAGAAACTTTACTACAAAAGCAAACACTGTAGATACTATTGACGCGTCCCACCCAAACTTAATTCAAGAAGAAGTGACAGCAATTGAAAGCATACTTGGTATAAATCCAAACCTTTCAACTACTGGTTCAGGAGCATATACAAACGTATCTACCTCTTGGGCAACAGTATCTTCTAGACTTGCAAATATAGAAAACGGAATTACTGGAGATGTACACACTCAATACTTAAAACTGTCTGGTGGTGGAGTTGTAATTTCTACAAGCGCTGCTGCAGTACCACTTGTTGTTAGAGGTGCAGCAAGCCAAAGTGCAAATCTACAAGAGTGGAGAAACTCTTCTGGAACACTAGTGGCATCTATCTCTCCAACTGGAGCAGTTTTTGCTGCAAACGTTGCTGAAGCAACAGACAACTTGTCTGTAGTATCTTGGGTATTTGGGTAATATTAAATGGCTCTTTATGGCGTTGACTTTTACGGAATCTCTTTCTACGGTGCAAACACTTTAGTAGATTTTGACGCTTCCCCATTTACAGCCGTTTCTACAGACTATAACGAAATTGAATTAAGATGGACTGAGCCTTCTGGTTCTTGGAGCTACCTTCGTTTATTGAGAAACCCATTTGGGTTCCCAATGACCCCAGATGACGGAGACTTACTAATAGAAGCTGTGCCATCAGACGATGCAACTTATTACCTAGACCGCGGTCAAATACCTACAAATTCTGGCCTACTTCCAGGTCATACTTATTACTATTCAATATTTGTAAAAGAAACTGTACAGAATACTTGGGTTAAGGCTGGAGAATCCATCGGAGTATCTGTAAAAAATTACGGAACTAAAGAGCAGTTTTACGACTACCTTCCAGCAATTTTTAAAATAAAGAACACATTCTCTGCATCTGATAATGATGATTCTGTAAACGATGACTTATACAATTTTTTAAGTATTTTTGCTATTGAACACGATTTGTTTAAAACTTCAGCTCAAAATGTTAGTGAAAGATATGACATTCTTAATTTAGACGGACGCCTTATTCCTCCAATGTTAAACCAATTTGGTTTAAAATACGAACCTTATGTAGGACTTCAACAAGCACGAATTCTTCTTAGAAACGCCATTAAAATTTATTCTGAAAAGGGTTCTGTTCAAGGGTTAAAGACTTACGTCACAGCCTTCTCTGGGTATAACTGCAGAATTAATCCAATAACTAACTACATGTTAGACGTTAACTCCTCTTCATTTAAAGAATCAATTGGTTTTTGGAGAAGCGTATCTAACGCTACATTGGCTCAAGGAACTTTAGATAGTGAAACACCATCTGTAGCACCTTATAGCGAAGTGACCTCTCCATCTAATTACCCAAATGGCCAAGTTGGATTTTTAAAAGTAACAGCTAATAGCGCAGCAGACGTTGAAATTGCTTGCGGAACCTTAGATGTAAGAACTTTAGGCATACCTGTTCAAAGCGGAAAGTCATACACCTTATCCGCGTACAGCAGGGCAAAAACTACTGCAAGAAATGTGGTTCTTGATATTAGGTGGTATGACGGAAACGAGACTTTGTTGGGAACTGCTGGTGAAGCTGGTGGACTAAACGCTACAGGAGACTGGAATAGACCCGCTTTTTCTACAGCCTCTGCTCCAACAAACGCAAAATTTGCTATTCCTTATATAAGAATTGAAGGCTGCGCTAACGGAGAAGTTCATTACATTGACGCTGTTCAATTTGAAAACTCTGCTGAACCTACTAATTTTGTTGATGCTAGAAGAACAGATGTTGTTCTAATATCAAATAGGGTTAACTTAATATCTAATCCAAGTTTTGAAGTAAACACTAGCGGATGGATGTGCAGCACCTCTAATGCAACGTTAAGCACTTCAGCAACTGGGGCTTTAGACTTTAGCACTACATCGCTTACGGCAACCCCTACCAGTTCTGGAACAGTAACTGTAGAAACCGATTCATTTGCTCATAATGTTGTAGCAGGCTCTGAGTATTCTTTAAGTTTTTACGCAAAAAGAACGGGAACAGCAACTACAGCAACAGCTAACATATCTTGGTACACAGAGGGTGGAACCTTAATTTCTACTAGTTTTGGAACCTCTACTAATTTAAACACTGCTTTTGGACGAGTTTCAATAACTGCAACAGCTCCTAGCAATGCAGTACACGCAAAAGTTAGTATTTCTTGGGCGGGTGGAACTGGAAACGTACTGTTTGTTGACGCAGTGTTATTTGAAAGAGCCTCCTATGTAGGTCCGTATTTTGATGGCGCGGGGGGTTACCAACAAACTAGCGATTTAGTCTGGGAAAGTACTCCAGGATTGTCTAGAAGTCATTATTATAAAAACAGAGCGTTAGTACAAAACAGGCTTGCTGCGACTGTTGGAGACTTTATAACCCACGGAACTCCTTGGGCTATATTCGTGGCGCAACCAGACTAGCCCTTTCTGTAAGAGTTGTGTATGCTGGCATCTCCGTCAAGGAGGTACCAAATGAGACGAGTAACCATAGCGGTTATAGGAAATGGCAAAACTTCAAGAGCAAACGTAGAAGCGTTGTTAAACGATACTATTGAATCGTTTGATGAAACTTACATAGCATTAATTTATGACAAAGCGCCCTCTGATGGTGTCGTCTGGGCTAAACAATATTCTGATAGCAAGTCTCTACAGTACAAAGAGTATTCAGACTTAAACTTTTCTAGTTTTGTTACGGACAATAAAGACAGAGAAACGAAGTTTTTTATTCTTTGGGATGACGAGGATTTTGAGTGCGTTGAGGCAATCAGGTGTTCTCAGGAAAACAACATAGCTTCTTTTGACTTAACTAATGGACTAGTTGCTATAAAGCCAATAACAACTAATATAAAACCTAGACCTGTCGTAACAGCCATGCCAGAGGTTGAGGCTCAAGTTAAACCAAACGAATTAAAAACTAATTCTAAAAATCCTTCAACCTTTGTAAAAATTGAAGAGGACGAAGAAGAGGATTACGACGAGGAAGACGATGATGAGGAATATGAATCCTCAGACATAATACTAGAGGCTGTTGAAGAGATAGCTAAAATATTTGCAGTTGCTATAGCAAGCGCTATTAAAGAGGCTATGGAAAAAGGCCCCGATGAGCCTAAGTAGAGATGCTCGGTACGCCCTAAGCCTTTTCGTATCTAACTCTGATTTACGGGTTAATTCAGAAACACTAAGAACTCAGATGGGTGTTAGTAGACGTAAGAGTCGACAACTAATTATAGAGCTGGAGTCTGCTGGCTACATAAATAGGTTAACTAACACAGCGTTTGGCACCACACTAAAGATTTCACCGAAGGTACCAGTTTTGGTATCTTCGGATACGCTATATAGCGATATAGCCCTTAGCCCTATTTCTAATAGCTTAAAAGCTGATATCTCATATATAGCTACAAATAAATTCTTTGACGAAGTCAAAGAGGACGGGGGAAGCATGAATGATGAAATGTATCGAAGCCTATTTGGCTCAAAGTCCACAAGTGATTTCGAAACCGACCAAAACGCTAAAATGGACAAACGTAAGCGCCATCGAGATAGCGTAGAAGTTGCTAAGTGGAATTCTAAAGATGTGGCTTACGAGTTTGCAGACCGCATGATGGACCTGTGGAATATCCCCCCATTCCGTGTCACTCAGTCCCGTTTCGTTATGGCTCTTGCAGGTATGCGTAAGAAGTTTCAAACTAATGGCGCTATAGAGCTCGCCATGATTGACATTTTCTTCAGTTCAATCCAACATGACAAATATAAAGATGGGAATCATCTTTGGCGTTCTTTCATTCGTATAGCCCCTTCCATTGTTGAGCAGGCTCGAATATCTGTAACTACACCAGAACAGAGAGAGACTGCTATTGTTGAGGCCAAGGCTCAGGCAGCCAAAAAACTGGCCCTATTTGATGACGAGGACTAATGTTCAGTTTAGATAACTTACCTATCCGTAGACGTACTTGGATACAGATTGCGTCCCTTCCAAAGGCTAGAATCGGCTGGGAGCTGGACGACTGTAAGGACGTACCTACCGAGGCTCTTGATAGCCTCTCTAAATGGCTCACAGGGCTTTACAAGGGCAACGTAGTGTCCGCCGTAGGGCGTCAAACTTGCGGTCTTGGCCTACTTCTTTACGGGTTGCCCGGTAGAGGCAAGACGACCGTTGCGGTTACCCTCCTACAGGAGATTATGAGGACGGCTACCCCCGAAGCCTTGAAGATGGGCGAGGGCAAGACCTTAGTTCGCCCCTGCTACTTCATAACCTTTAATTCGCTTTTGGATTTGAAGGGCGCTTTGATGGATGAGCAAACTGAATCTGACAAGCTTTTGTACGACGGTATTTTGGGAGAGAGTTTAGATGATGCCTACAACGTAAGAGTTCTGGTTTTAGATGATGTAGGAAAAGAACACGCAAGTTTGTCTGGCTGGCAAAAGAGTATGCTTCACCACGTTCTTAGGACTCGGTACAACAACGGACTTCCCACTATAGTTACCACCAACGTAGAGTTAAAAAATTGGTCAGGACTTTACGGAGAAGCAACAGAGTCTTTTGCAAATGAAGCTTTTATGTATTTAAACATGGATAACATAAGCGACTTGAGGAGGTAGTTATGGAGCTAAACGGTTTGCCAGTTCTTGTAGCAGACGATGATTTTATTGAGCACCTTTATGAACAAGGTTATGAAGGCACTATTGATGTAGCAGAATTAAATTTTGAGTATAAACAGTGGGCAAAGGAAAACGTCAATGGGTAAAAAAGATTTAAGAGATTATGGTTACCTAACTACTGATGAATTTGTTGACATGGTTACTCCAAGTCTTAAAGCGTATTTAAAAAATAATTGGAGTTCAGAGCCAGACTCGTTGTTTCACCCAGAGGATTTGTTTTCTAACGCATCTATCTATTTTGACGTAGCCTTAAATGTGGTTGGTCATTTTGGAATACAAGGTAAGCGTGAGTGAATACAAATTAATTCAAGTTTTTTTAAGTCAAAGCTCGACAAATCCAGGACCAGGGATTTTTGAAGTAAGTGGCGATGACGAACAAAACTTGAGGTGCACCTGCCCAGGGTTTAGCATTAAGGGGACATGCAAACATACTAAGTATGTTGCGTTAGCCATTGTTGAAAACGAAGGGGTGTATCCAATTGAGGTATCGACAAAAGCTTCTCTTGCAGAAACAGAGTTAGCAAGACAAGACCCAGAAAAGTTTAGAGAGTTTCTTTTAAAATATGGAAAGATAAAGGTGTTCTAATGGAGAAGGGTGATATTAGTAATTCTCTCCCTCCTCGCATCTTAGTTACTTTTGATGTGATAGTGGACGAGTACGTTGACAAACGTAAAATCCTTAATATCATTCCTGTAAATAAAACGATGACCCATTACAACCGTTTAGTTTTAAGCCATTTGTACTCTGTTACTCTAAAGCGCGGTTGGACCCTAGAGCTGGTAAGTTTCAAACATGATGAAGAGGAGTTGGTGGAAGTGATGCAAAGTTTAGACCAGTACGCCACTAATCCTTTTAGGTATGCAACCCCATATAAGTCGGTAGACAAGTTAGTAGACGACCTTCCATACAGAGCAGAGGTTGCAGGTGTAGTTGACCTTCCTACTCGCTTAATGCGTTATGGAAGCTGGGGATTGGATTTTCCTAACCTATGACAAACGAAGCAAAGTTAATAAGTGCTGCAATTCAGACTAGAGATTTATCTGCTCTCTTTGAACGAGGCGTAACAGATTCTTGGTTTCCAGACCAAGACGACCGTCGTATTTGGGTTTTTCTTCGTTCTCACTTTTCAAAGTATGGTGAGTGTCCAAGTTTAGAAGTTGTAACTGAGAACTTCCCTACCTACCACGTATTGAACTTGTCCGACTCAATGGACTTCTTGTTAGACGATTTGATTTTAAAGCGACGTAAGGTTGCTACTAGTTCTATGTTGCGTGAAGCAATCAACGCAATTGAAAAAGAACAAGACCATGAAGCAGCCCTTATTGCTCTTCAACGAGGAATGGTAAAGATTGAAGAAGCTGGTCTCAGTACTAGCACAGACGTCAACTTGGTTAAGACTACAGAGACTCGTTGGGACGAATACTTACAGTTAAAAGCAAATCCAGGTTTGTTAGGGTACGCAACTGGATTCCCAACCATTGATGCTGTAACTAGTGGACTACAGAACGGTCAGTTGATTGTTTTGGTCGCTCCTCCTAAAACAGGTAAATCAACTCTTGCTTTACAGATGGCTAGAAACATTCACAAAGATGGGGCAGTACCGTTATTTCAATCTTTTGAAATGTCTAATACAGAGCAACAAAAACGTTACGATGCTATGAGAGCTATGGTTTCTCATCATCGTCTTATTACAGGTTCTCTTACAGATGAAGAAGAATCTAGATACAGGGACTCTCTAACCGCTATGGCTGCAGACCCACATAACTTTTGGTTAACAGATGCTGCTGGCGGTCAAACTGTTGCTGCAGTAGCAAGCAAAATTCAGACTATTCAACCCGATGTTATTTTTATCGATGGTGTTTATTTGATGATTGATGAACAAAGCGGTGAGGCAAACACTCCGTTAGCTCTTACTAACATCACTCGTTCTTTAAAGCGTTTGGCGCAACGAGTAGATAAGCCAATAGTTGTCTCTACTCAGGTACTGCAATGGAAGATGCGTAAAGGAAAAGTGACTACTGACTCTATTGGTTACTCTTCTTCCTTTTTCCAAGACGCAGACGTTTTGTTTGGTTTGGAACGAGAAGACGACACCGTAGACGACACTAGAATTCTTAAAGTATTGGCTGCTCGTAACTCAGGTCCCACAGAAACATCTTTGCTTTGGGATTGGAATACGGGTCAGTTTAGAGAGTTGTCTGGAGACGACCTATGAGACTAGAAGAGATGGAGACAGTTTTATCTAGATTAGGGCTTGAAGTTGTTTCTGTAAGAGGTAGCGAAATTCAGTCTTACTGTCCGGGACATAAAACTATCAAAGGAAAAGAAGATAGCAATCCGTCATGGTACATAAACGCTGATACTGGAGCCCACATTTGTTTTAGCTGTGGATACAAGGGAAGTTTAATGTCTTTAATTTGCGATGTTAAGCAGGTTGACTACGCAGATGCCAAAGATTGGTTTTATCTAGAAAACGAAGATTTGTCTTTAGTTATGGAAAGAGCTGAGAAAAAAGAAGAGCCTGTATTTAAAGAGGTTGTAGAGATATCAGAAGCTCGTTTAGCTTTGTTCACTGACCCTCCTGCTGAAGCGCTCGCCGCTCGCGGTTTTAAGTTAGAGTCAGCTAGAGAACATGAAGTGTTGTGGGACCCCAAACATAACAACTGGATTACGCCCATACGTAATCCTTTTACCAACAAACTCATGGGGTGGCAGGAGAAAGGTTATGTCAAACGTTACTTCAAGAATTACCCTACGGGAGTGGAAAAAAGCAAAGCTCTTTTTGGCTTTCGCAGGTACGATGGTGGCAGGCTTATTGTTGTTGAGTCTCCTCTAGACGTAGTTAGATTATCTTCAGTTGGCGTTTCTGGTGGGGTCGCTACATTTGGTTCTTTAGTTTCTAAGGAACAAATCAGCCTCATCAGGAGCGCTGACCAGATTGTTTTTGCTTTTGATAATGATGACGCTGGAAAACTCGCTGCTCAGAAGATGCTTGACTTAACTGTTTCGTTAAGTTTTGAAGCTTGGTTTTTTAATTATTCGGCTACAACTATGAAAGATGTAGGCGGTATGAGTAAGGCAGAGATACTTACTGGATTAGAAACTGCAAAGCATTGTCTTCACGGACTTAAGGCAATCGTATGACTTTTAAAGGAACTTTACTACCGTATCAACCAGAAGCAGTTGACCGAATGTGCGAGCGCAAAAAAATGCTTGTTGCGTACGACTTAGGTTTAGGCAAAACTATTATGACTATTGCTGCCTTAGAACGTTTAATGGATGAAGGAAAGGTAACTGAGCCTGGAATTATAGTTTGTTTATCAAGTATTAAATATCAGTGGGCTAACCAAATTAAAAAATTTACAGAAGGAACGTCCACGGCTATTGTCATTGACGGAACACCAAAACAAAGAGAAGCTCAGTACAACAAGGTTTATCGTTGGAAAGACACAAAAATAGATTACGTAATACTGAACTACGAACAAGTAGTTAATGATTGGAAGTTTATTCAAAAGCTACCAAAAGGATTTGTTGTTTTAGACGAAGCTACCGCTATTAAGTCTTTTAGGTCTAAACGTTCTAAAGCTGTAAAAAAACTGTCAGATGCTCCGTATAGGTTTGCTTTAACTGGAACTCCTATTGAAAATGGAAAACCGGAAGAACTGTTTAGCATTATGCAGTTTGTAGACCAGTCAGTCTTAGGTAGGTTTGACATATTTGATACAGCCTTTATTGTGCGTAACACATGGGGTGGAGTCGATAGGTATAGAAACCTAAACACTTTACATGAGCGACTTAAAGAGGCATGTGTTAGAAAATCTCAAAAAGACGCAGATGTTGCTCCGTATCTGCCAGATGCTTTATATAAAGAACCTCTTCAAGTGGTATTAGATAGAAAGTCAGCAAAGTTGTATTCCAGAATTTTATCTGACCTACTTATAGACCTAGACGATGCTCAAACGTTATTTGGCGCTAATTTTAATCTTCTTGCTCACTACGGTTACGAAAGTCAGTGGAATCAAGGAGACGAGCTTCGTGGCAAAATTATGTCTAAAATTGGTTGTTTAAAGATGCTGTGCTGTTCTCCAAACTTAATTAAATCAAGCGCTAATAAGTTTAGATTAGCTAAAGGCGAGGGTTCTGCGTATGCGGCTCAACTAGATGACGAAGGTCTTTTAGAGTCTATGCCTGAGACTAAACTCGACATGCTAGTTGCTTACTCTAAAGATTTTCTAGAACAAGACGAGTCTAATAAACTTGTTATTTTTTGTACTTACGTAGAGATGCTTGACAAGATTGTTGATAGGCTTGGTCCTGATATATGCAGGGTCTACTCTGGACAGATAGACTCTAAAACTAAAGAGGAACACAAAGTTGAATTTAATACTTCTCCTAATGTTAGGGTTCTCGTTAGCTCTGACGCTGGGGGCTATGGCGTTGACTTACCATCTGCTAATCTTCTTATCAACTACGACCTTCCCTGGTCTTCTGGCTTGGCTACTCAAAGGAACGGACGAATCAACAGAGCGTCTTCAGAGTGGTCCACAATCGTTATCCAAGACATCCTTGTAAGCGGTTCTATAGAGGTAAGGC